GTCATAACTGCTAAAACAAGATATTATATTTGGCAGTTTAAAGAATCTCCACAACAAGCAGCTTTTGCTATGGATGATTATAAGAAAGCGATGAGGAATATGAAATCTAATTTGATTAATCCTACTCCTCGTGCAATGACAGACGACAGAAGATACTTTTAATTTATGGCACGTTCACAACCTTATACCGTTGCATGTACCGGTGGTTTAGTCACAGCTTCAAATCAAATTGACTTACTTAAAACCCCCGGAACTGCCACCGACCTTAGAAACTTTGAAGTCTCTATAGAAGGTGGATACAGACGTATCAATGGTTATACAAAATTAGGTGGTGAAAGTGCAACGATTCCTAGTGGTAGCACAGGAACAATACATGGGGTGACACCTTATGCTGATGGAGTTATTGCTGTTATTAACAACAATATTTATTTTAGCCAAGATGGAATTACATGGTTACAAATAAATAAATTATCTGCTGGTGGTGGTGATACTTATGCTACCTTTACAGGTAAAGCAGCTTCGGTAAGAACTGGGCAGGGTCAATGTACCTTTGCAATGTTTGAAGCTGCTGGTGAAGATTATGGGCAACTAATGATAGCCGATAATTCTACTAAAGACATTTTTGTTTTTAGAATGGAAGGCACTGGAGCTTTAAATACTAGGACATTTTTTACTTCAGAAGTAAGTCCTAACGGAGCTAATACTCCGGTACAATATATTACAGCACACGACCATCACTTAATTGCTGCTGGTGTTGAAGGTAATGAAACTACAGTTTATTACAGTGTACATAATGACCCTGATAACTTTAGTGGTGCTGGAGCAGGTTCAATAACCATTTCAGATAAGGTTGTAGGTATTAGAGGATTCCGTGAAGACTTGTTTGTGTTTTGTGAAAATAGTATTCACAAACTTATAAACATTGATAACTCTCAAACAGTTGCCATTGTTTCAGTTGCTGAAAGTATTGGTTGTTTAAGTGGTTACAGTATTCAAGAGATAGGGGGTGACCTTATCTTCTTGGCACCAGACGGACTAAGAACCGTTGCTGGTACTGCAAGAATTGGAGACGTTGAGTTAGGAACTGTATCAAAACAAATACAACCTCTTATTACAACAATTGCACAAAACGTAGATAAATACACAATTTCAAGTGTAGTGCTTAGAGAAAAGTCTCAGTATAGATTATTTTATACTGATGCAACTGCAGCTAATGCATCACAAAGAGGAGTTATAGGAACATTAAGACCAACGGATTTGAATGGTCTGAAACAAGAGGTATAGAAGTAACCGGAATAGGTTCGGGATTTAACGAAAGTGGTATTGAAGAATATTATCATGGTGATACTGATGGCTACGTGTATATACACGATTCAGGTAATACTTTTAATGGGACTAATATTCTTGCTCGATATGCCACACCCGACTACGATTACGGAGATTTAGGAACTTTTAAAAACTTTACACTACGTTAGAGTTTCTATATCAGCAGAAGGTATTGTAAGTCCAGAGTTACAAGTCAGATACGACTTTAGTAATCCTGACACACCACAACCACCTTCTAATTTTTTATTTGGTACGGTTAATCCTCCTTCGGTATTTGGTGAAGCGGTGTTTAACATTAACGTATTTGGTGGTGCAGCAGCACCTATGGTACGTATACCCGTACAAGGCAGTGGGACAAGTAATAATTTTACAGTCATCACAGATGATAACAAAGCACCCTATAAAATAAATGGGTTTTATATAGATTTTATACCTTCAGGTAGGAGATAACAAAATGGCAATAACATATAACTGGAACGTATCCACAGTCGATACTTACCCAACACTAGACGACAATGTAGACGTTATTTATAACGTGCATTGGAGACTTAATGCAGAAGATGATGCAAATCAAGATGCAGATGGAAATAATTTAACTGCTTCAGTCTATGGAACACAATCGTTAGACACAGCAGACATTTCAAGCTTTATAGCTTTTGATAGTGTTGATGCTGCAACGGTACAAGGCTGGGTAGAAACTGCAATGGGTGAAGAAAAAATACAAACTTTAAAAGATAACCTTGATGCAAACATTGCAGAACAAATTAACCCTGCATCAGTTACAAAAAATTTAGTAGGCTAATAAAATAAAACACACGGAGATTAAATAATGGCAGGTTACATAAGACAGAGTTCCTTTGTTGATGGAGACACAATCACTGCTGCAATATTCAATAATGAATATAACCAACTCGTCAATGCTTTTAGCAACACAACAGGTCACGCACACGATGGCACATCAGCCGAAGGACCTGTTATAGGACTGATTGGTGATGCAGGAGAGACTTCTCCAAACAACAAAGTATTAATAGATACAACCAATAACTACATTGAGTTTTATGTTGAAGTATCTTCAGCACCTGTACAACAGCTATACATAGCCGATGGAGCTATTGTACCTGTTACAGACAGCGATGTTGACTTAGGAACTAGCTCATTATACTTTAAAGATACTTACACAGATACCGTTACTACAACTGGTAACGTGACTGTTGGTGGTAATCTTACAGTCACAGGTAACGCTACTATCTCCGGCAACCTTACTTTTGGTGATGCAGACACTGACAGCATTAACTTAGCTGCAGAGATTGATTCAGACATTATACCAAACACAGATGGTACTTACGATTTAGGTAGTGCTACCAAAGAATGGCAAGACCTCTATATAGATGGTACTGCTAACATTGACAGCTTAGTAGCTGATACAGCAGACATTGATGGAGGTACCATTGACGGTGCTACCATAGCAACTTCAGATATCACAGTAGGAACTGGTAAAACTTTAGACGTTTCATCAGGTACTCTAACTTTAGCAGATGACCAAATCTCTGGTGATAAAGTTGAAGGTGGTACAATAGCTGCTACAACTATTACTACATTAACTTCAACAACTGGTAACGTTACTAACGTTAATGCTACAACTGTAGACACAACCAACATTGAAGTTACAAACATTAAAGCTAAAGATGGAACTGCAGCAGGTTCAATAGCAGACTCTACAG